TTCTTAAATCTACTGTTGGGCCTGTTTCTGTAATTGTCATATCAGAACCACCACCATAAGTAACAGTTGGTTGTTTAGGTGTAAATAAGTTCGCTAATGCACCTAACATACCTCCACTTGCTAAATATTGTTGTGCAGCATCTCCAAAAGCACCAAACATATTACCAAATCCACCAGCAATATCTCCACCTAGTTGCCCTAGTGTAGGAGACATAGCTACAAACTTTCCTGTAGTTGGATTATATTGAACTCCTCTACTACGATATTTTTGATTTAATAAACCCATTTGTTGAGCCATTTCTGGGCCAAATCTTCTTTCTAACTCCATCATCTGCATAGAGTTCATAGCACCCATTCCTGGTGATAACACTTGTTCATATCCTTCAATTAAACCTTCAGGTGAAATTTTAGGGCCTGTGAAAGGTTCTCTGTCTCTTCCACCACCTTGATTAAACATGGTATCGGGTTGACAGACACCATCAATTAATTGATAACCTGGAGGACAAGGATCAAACGTTCCTTCTTCACCTCCTTCTACTGGTGCTGGAGTTGTTTCTAGTTGTGGTCGAGGAAATCTTGCACCTTCTTCTAATTCACCCGATTCGATTTGCTCTCTACGAATATCATAAATAGGGTTATATGGGGGTGTGGTAGATTCTAATTCTCCCGTTCTGTAAGCATCAATGATTGCTTGGTATCTAGGATCGTTTCCTATCATCTCATTCCTCTCTTAATTAAGGCTTCTTGTATGTCGCCTTCGTTTTTAATTTTTTGTTTTTCTATATCAGCTAATATTTTCTCTTTTCTTAGAGCAATATCAGCTTCTAATTTTTTCTGTTGAAGTTGAATGTCGGCCATTGCTTTTTGACGTTCTAGTTCAAGTTCTTGAATCGCCACACCTACTAAAGGATCTTGCTTCTGTCCTTGTTGTGGTGGTCTTGGTGGTACATTTGCTGGATTGATGAAGAATTGTTCAGGTGATTTATAACCCGCAACTTCGACAATCTTTGAAATGGTATTGTAGATTTTATTTTGATCAACAAGAGTACCCATTCCACCCGCTTGAATTAACTTTTCTTGGATCGCTAATATCTGAGCAAGGGCAGCATATCGTTGTTCAGGATCTGCATTACCTAATCCAACATTAATTGTTAGATCCATGTTGGATACCCATGAACGAGGATCAACAGGAACATATTTTCCTCTGAGTCTAACAATTCTTTCTACATCCTGATACTTCACTACGTTAGCATAGATGAGTTTAAACATATCTTTCACACCCGTTTCTGCAAAGACTCTAGCAATCATTTCAATACGTTGTGTTGCAGCGTTCATTAATGCTCTAGTAGAAGCAGCAGTTGTGTGTGACTTCTGAATAAGATCAGGATCTGCACCCATTTGTGTTCTTGAAACACCAGTACGTTGTTCTTTAATCTGATCGACTTTCTCCATCATACTTAAACCTTGATTTAAGAAATTCGGAGTTGGAAAAGGTTGAACTGCATTAGGTGATTTCACACGAACAATACCACCAGGTCTGGAAGTCAGTAAGTCGTCTAAGTTCACTTGGCCATCAGTTACAATAGTACGTGCATTGTTTTGTAAGTACATATTGTCGAGTGTTTGTCTTAACACTGTGGTTTTAATAAGCTGTAAATCTGCTGTTAAATCAGTAAGGGATAGACCAAAAAATCGATGTGGCATCGGAATCGGAGTTAAAGTGGCAAAAGGAATATGATCGATTTCTTCATTATCTAAAATCTCATAACCTTGACCAGCGACTGTAATCTTTCTTAATTCAGCTACTCCGTCATCATCAGAATCAACTCGCATATAACATTCAGTCACCATGACCTCTTCCATTGTAGGATCGGCACTACTTTGTTCATAAGGAGCTTGGTCGTCATAAATTCTTCTGGAAGTTTTTTCTTCATTATAAACTTGTTCATCAAAAGCGGGTAATCCCATGACGATATCACGATCAAAACCTTCTCTTACTAACTGCGATCTTGTTTTCGTAACTCTGTGTGCAATGAAATCTGCTGTTTGTAAATCTTTTGCTTCTCTCGAGATGAGCATTTCTTCTGGGGGTACGTTTTCAATCTGAACTTTACCGACAGTTTTTTTACGTCTTACTTCACAATCATAAGAGATTCTTTCAATAGATTGAGTTTCTCCCATTTCATCCTCAATCTCTTCTTCAAAATTATTTTGTGTTTGAGAAATTAACTCTACATCGTCATTAGCAAGAAGTGATTGGTATTCGATCTCTGTTAAATTTTCATAGGTTTCTTTTTTCTCTTCGATAGCTTCATTCCAAAAGACTTTAATAAAACCATTCTTTTGAATCAGTGCATCTTTGAACCAAGTATGCAAAGTCATAAAACCAGGATTATCTTTCATTAAGATATGGTTACAATAATCAGTTGCTTGTTCTGCTGTCTCAATATCTTCAGGGCCGACAGGTGTAAACTCGACAATAGATTCACCCGCAGTAAAAATTCTCATTAGCGAAGGCAATACACTTTCCACAACCTCTAAGGTGTCTTGAGAAGTAACTTGAGATCGACCTTCAACCTCATTACCATAAGGTTCACCTAAGTAGTATTCTAAAAACTTTCTTCTTTGTTCTGTAAGTTTGCCACCATAATATCCCAGAGAGTTATCGATCTCTTGGGAGATCATCGCTTTTAATTTAAATTCTGTCATTTTTGAATCATCACTCATAAGTACTTATACTCCACATATCTATCATCGTTTAATCTTTTAAAAATACTCCCCCCACATTTAAAACCATAAAATTCAGCGGAATCTTTTTGAGAGTACCAAATTTTATCTTTTATTAAGAAAGGTCTTTTACACATATTTCTTTTTTGATCTTCGTTAATTTTTTTTCCATATCTAGGATGATCTTTTCCTATATATTTTTTTCTAGCCTCTTTCATCTTTAATAAAGTTTCTTCTTTGTGTTTTTTACCAAACATAGGATGTTTTTCTTCTTTTTTGGATTCGCTCATTCTTTTTTTAAACTCCAAAGATCTTTTAGAACCTTTAGCGAAAGTATTATTTTTTAAAGCATCTTTCCTTTTTAATTTAGCAAAAGCGTATCCTTTGGAAGTAATATATCTTTTTTTTGTTTTGTCTCTATTATTCATAGTCCAAAAAGCAAATGATATTTTTTTATTATTGGGATAAATTTTGCAAAGTAACCAATGTGCTATGTAATGTGCTTTAGCCGATAACAAAGCTATGTTTTCTTTTTCGTTAGATCCGTTTAAACATTTAGGAATAATATGATGTTTTTCTATATATTGATCTTTGTATGTTGTATTACAAATTTCATTATATATTTTTTTATAATCCATTATACAATTCCTATTTGATTATACTCGATCTTTCTGCTCCATTGTTTTGTTTCGTTTAAACCGACTGCCATATAACGAAAAGCATCTGCTGCGTGAGATGTCCAATCGTGTTGTGGTCTGTTCTTGGTTTCACCTTTGTCGTTTGTTGCCCATCGATATTGTCTCAAGGCATCTAATCCATCTTTTGTTGTTTCGTAATTAAAGTAACATCTAGATAATATCATACGTACTGCATTAATTCCGTCATCCACCGACATTTTCGGTACAACAGAAGTCGTCAGTCCGAGTGATTGAGCAATTTCTAATCTTGATTTACCTGTTCCCAGTTCTCTGACAGAGGCATCGTGAGGGAAGTAATGGGTATCATAATTGTATCCCTTGTCTCTAAGGATTGTTGCATAATATTCTAGACTTTCTCCCGAGTCCTCAAAGTAGTCAATAACGTGTATCGCATGGCCCTTTTGTTGAACGAACCAAATCGCTGTTTTATCAGCCATCCCCAAATCCCAAAAAGTATCAACAGGTATAGTGCTATCATAGGGAATCTTCGTTACTCTACTTTCATTATCACATTTTGCTAATCCTTGAGAGTAAATCGCTCCTATCGCATTAGATTCAAAACTACATTCATATTCTGCCTCGTAGATCTCTGGTGGCATCATTTTCTTCGCTTCTTCTAGTTCCGAAGGTTTAATAATTCCTGTCTCTGAGGCTTTGTAAAGACCAGTAAACCACCCATCGGTGTGTTTACCATGATCATATAACTGGTAAAAGGCATTGTGGCCAGTTGGAGTTCCGATTGCGATCATCCAACCTTCACGATCTGATAAGGCAGGTCTAATGACTTCAGTCCAGATCTTCGGTGGCATTTGAGCAACCTCGTCTAGGATCACACCATCAATATAGAGTCCTTTAAGGGTATTCGGTCTTTCACAACCTAATAACTGGATTCTACCCCCATTGGGTAAATCAGCTCTTAATTCGGTCTCGTGGTACTCCATATTCGGTAAGACAGAGGTATAATACTTGAGATAATCCCAAGCGATTCTTTTTGCCATACTGTAAGTAGGAGCGATATAATAATATCGTGGTCTTGGTAGTTGATTCTGGAGACACTTCTTGATCAGTTCATTAATGGTTAGAACTGTCTTTCCAAATCTTCGATGACAGACTAAAACATTAAATCGTTGCATCCCCTTGTGAATCTGTTGTTGTAATTCTCTGGGTTTGTAGGGTATTGTTATTTTCTTCATATTTTCATTTCAACAGTTGCTATTGTATCGTTATGTTGAGATCCATGAGCAACTAAAACAACCTTTGTAATCTCAAATCCATATTTTTTTCCAATACCATTAGAGTTCCATCCAAAAGAAATAACCTTGCCATTCCTCTTAATAATCCTAGATATTTCTTTTCTACAG